TATTGCAAGACAGTTTCATCCTGAAGATGGATTTGATGACTTGTCAGAATACAAAAATGATAAAAGATTTAGAATCCTTAACATTCCATATGAAGAATCTAAGGGTGTTTGTTGGGCAAGACACCAAGTTCAACAATTGTATCAAGGTGAAGAATATACCCTTCAAATTGACTCACACATGAGATTTGCGCCCAATTGGGACGATGAGATGATTAAGATGATTAAACAACTTCAAAAGAAGGGACATGAAAAACCATTGTTAACAGGTTATGTGTCTTCATTTGACCCCGATAATGACCCCGCAGGACGTACTCAAGAGCCATGGAGAATGGCGTTTGATAGATTCATTCCCGAAGGTGCGGTGTTCTTCTTACCTGAAACAATACCAGGTTGGAGAGATTTGACTGAACCTGTAACGGCTCGTTTCTATTCGGCTCACTACTGTTTTACATTAGGTCAGTTTTCAAAAGAAGTACAACACAACCCTGAATATTATTTTCACGGTGAAGAAATATCAATTGCCGCTCGTGCTTACACTTGTGGTTATGATTTATTTCACCCTCATAAAATTTTGATTTGGCACGAATACACTCGTAAAGGTAGAACAAAACAATGGGATGATGATAAAGATTGGGGAAACAAGAATAGTCATTCACATTTTACAAACAGAAAGTTGTTTGGTATGGATGGTGAAACTCAAGAAGGTCATGATGGACCTTATGGTTTTGGTACAGTTAGAACATTAAGAGACTATGAAAAGTATTCAGGTCTTTTGTTTGAAAAACGTGCGGTACAACAATATACATTGGATAAGAATTATCCACCAAACCCATATGATTTTGAATCTGAAGAAGATTGGAAAAAGAATTTTGCTCAAATATTCAAACATTGTATTGATGTTGGATTTGATAGGGTTCCTGAAAAAGACTACGATTTTTGGGTTGTTGCGTTCCATAATGAAAATGATGAAACAATCTTTAGAAAAGATGCTGATAAGTCGGAAATTGACAGGATGATGAATGACCCTGACGGATATTGCAAAGTTTGGAGAGAATTCCAAACAGAACATAAACCTAAGTATTGGGTTGTATGGCCACACTCCATCTCTAAAGATTGGTGTGAAAGAATTACAGGGAATTTATAATGAAAAAAATTGCATTTCACGCTAATCAATTATCTTTGCGAGGAACTGAAATTGCCTTATTTACTTATGCAAAATATAATGAAGAAATTTTAGGTAATAAAAGTGTTATTTTTAGTTCGCCAAATAATAATTTAGATGCGTTAAAAAAATTTCAAGACAGATTTGAAGTTAAATTACTTCATTTCTATGAATATGAACAATATCTCACAGAAAACAACTTTGATTACCTATATGTGATTAAAGGTGGTGATAATGATGGTTTATGGGTAAACACAACACCTACATTAGTTCATGCGGTTTTTAGAAATAATGACCCTCATGGATATAAATATTTTTATGTTTCAGATTGGTTATGTAAAGACCAAGGGTATTCAATAGAAACACACTCACTTCCACATATTTGTGAAAAATTACCACCACCAAAATATAATTTGAGGTTAAAATTGGATATTCCAAAGACATCAAAAGTTTTTGGATGTTATGGTGGTGCGACAGAATTTAACATACAGTCTGTTAAGGATGCGATTATTGACACGGTTAATAGTCGTGCGGATATTGAATTCATTTTTATGAATATAAATGAATTTTATGACCATCCTCAAATAAAATTTTTACCAGGAACATATGATTTAGAAGAAAAATCGGCATTTGTTAATGCTTGTGATGCTATGATACATGCAAGAAGTGGTGGTGAAACTTTTGGTTTGGCCGTGTCTGAATTTGCGTTAGAAAACAAACCAATTATAACTTATGAATTATCAGGTGAAAGAAGTCATATTGAAATATTAGGAGAAAGGGGTATATATTATAAGGGTAGAGAAGATGTATTTGATATTTTTAATAATTTAGAAAATTATATAAAATACAGTGATTATAACACACCTTATTTACAATTCTCACCCGAAATAATTATGAATAAATTTAACAATTTTATACAACAATGAAAAAAATTTTAGTTTCAACAATATCTTTTGTTAACACAGAAAAAACAGGTTCTGAAATATATACAACGTTTGCCAAAAGATTAGTTGACGATGTATTAACAAAAACTCATTATGATGTTATGGTTTCAACAAATAAATCCGAATTATTTGGTGATGTTTCAAAATCTGATAGAGTTAAAATTAATCAAGTTGATTTAGGAAATCACCGTACACATGTAGGGGCGTTTAATCAACTTTTAAAGTTTTACGCAATTAAAGATATTAGTCCAATATATGATTGGGTTTTATATTTAGATTGTGATGCTGGATTTATTGAACAAATAAACGTTGATGACATTGAAAATTATTTAAATTCTTGTGAACTTGATGGATATGATATGTGTGCTTTAAGAACAGATGCTACATATAATCAGTCTGAAAAAGAATTTTTAGATACAATAGATTTAAATGCATATCCAAGACCATTATTCAATCCTAAATTTATATTCTATGGTACTAATGACCTTTGGAAAGGAGCTGTACTACCAAGTGAACACATTTTATTATTAAAAAATAATGAAAAATTACCACAAATGTCAAAATATTTTGAAGATTTTTGTACAAAATTTGAAACTCAAGAATCTAATAATATAATAACATTTGATATGGAAGCGTTTGAAATTGGTGTTTCTGCTCATTTAGCAGGATTTAAAGTTAAAGAACTTGGTTGGGGAAATCAAACAGGTTTATTAAAAGTTGGGTTTAACTATAATAATTGGGAAAAAATAAAAATATGAATACATTAAAAACACAAACAGATAATTTTATAATTAACACATTACCTAATGATTGGAGTGGTGTTAGTATACATGGTAGTAAATCGTGGGAACCACATATTACTCAAATATTAAAACGAAATTTTAAATCAGATTCTGTATTTGTTGATGTTGGTAGTAACTACGGATGGCACTCAATTAAAAGTTCACCATTTTGTAGTGTAATTTATAGTTTTGAACCTCAAAAATATATTCACGATGTTCAAAAAATGAGTATTAATGAAAATAATATTTCAAATATTCAATTATATAATTGTGGTATTGGTGACAAAAATGAAAATAAAGAAATGTCACCAATTGACTATGATAGTCCAAGTATTCACATGGGAGATTTAAGTGTTGGTATTGGTGGAGAATCTATTGAGGTTAGAACATTAGATTCATTTCAAATTCCAAAAGTTGATTTTATTAAAATTGATGTACAAGGATATGAAAAATATGTGTTAGAAGGTAGTAAAAACACGATTATGAGTTCTAAACCAACAATTATTATTGAAATGGAAGACCACCAACTTAGAAGATTTAATTATGGTGTTGTTGAATTATTTGAACAATTAAGAAATATGGATTATTACATTTATTTTTTAGACTATCATTATCCGTCTGACCATGTTTGTGTTCATAAAGATAATTTAAATGAATTTATACAAATTAATAGTCAATATATTAAACCATTAACTGAAAGTAATGATTTAAATCGTAATGTTGAGAATGGTGTAACTGAAAGGATTATTTATGACCAAAATTAAAGTGTTAGGTAATTGGGACACATCTGAAAATATTACAGAGCGACTTTTAAAACAATTTAAAACACCTGAAATTGATTTAACAAATGTAGTATTTGTTTATGATGATTCATATGACATAATTGTATTTTTTAATCATGTTTGTTCAAATATTAAAGAAGGTGCGGTTTCATATATGTTTCCACATGAACCAAGTTGGCATGGAACTCATCAAAAAAATTTAAAAAATGGAACAATTGTTTTTGGATTTAAAGAAGAGTTATATGAAGGTACTTGTATTGAAACATTAGCCCACACTTTTTATGGTGGTCGTGGTCCTTGGGTAGACCCATTATCATTTTGGAATTATGAAAATTTAATATCAAGTGAATTTGTTAAAACTAAAAACATTTCATCTTCAGTAACTAAAATTGATACTAATTATGGTGGTACTTGTTTATATCCACAAAGAAGTAAAATTGCTGATATGATTGAAAACAACAATTTTATTGATTTATTTAATGGTAATAACTCAAGTCCTAAAAGACAAGATGCTCTCA